TGACGTTCCGAAGGTCGGTTTCACCGTGGCAGAGCAAGTCGGTGTCGCCTCCGGTCTCACGACCTGGCTGACGGCATCGACTAACGCGATTTTCACCAAGATTGCAGGTGGTGAAAGTTGAGGTCTTTGGTAAGGTTGGTGTAACGGATTCAGGCATCTTGGGCTAAGGAAGCAGTACCTCTTATTGGAGGAATGCTTGAAAAGCCTGATGCTGTACCTGCGTGTACTCCTTCAGGATTTGGAGGAGTGGTGTTCCACTAGCACCGACAGAGACTTCAAAACAGTCTCTGATCGTGTCGAACATGAGGGTTTATCGTTTTTGACGATAACCCTTCCGAACTTCTGCAAGGACTTTGAACAAGCCCTTGCATTGGGTTCGGTAGCTCCCAGCCATTTCGCAGGTTTTTCGCGGGATGGGTGTCTCCCCCGATTTCTCGGAGGTTTCACGGAGCGTGTGTTCGACCGTAAAACCGGTGTGTTGCTCGATCTACCGGATGTTGGCTCTGTGTCTGCCGTGCGTCAGATCACTCTGTCGTTTGGCAAACTTAAGATCGCCTGCTCTGAGGAGCGGGTGAAAGGAGCTTTCAAACAGTATTTCGAGTGTGAGAGGGAGCTTGAACGAGATCTTGAGGCGATAGGTCCTCCTATGTGGGAGAGATTCCGTCGTCTCGCGGCTCGTCTGTGGTCCGACGTCGGTCACGACGTTCTCCGTTCCTTTTTGAATGGAGATTTCGAACCGCAGCATGGTCCCGGTTCGACTGCTGATTCCATTATCGGTAACGATAAATGGAAATTTGTCAGTTGGCCGGAACGTTTGGACCGAGAGTTTGACTTTGTGTCATGCCTCGCTCCAAACTCAAGATGGGTTTCCCATCTTGACGATGTCGAGTTCCCCGAACCCGGAGATGAACTTCCTGTTAAGGTTGTTCATGTTCCTAAAACGCTGAAGACTCCCAGAATCATAGCTATGGAACCTTGTAGCACAATGTTTGTGCAGCAAGGGCTCTATAAGCTACTTTCTGGAGCGATTCACAGGGATGACATCCTGCGATCGTTCATTGGATGGGAGAGCGCTGAGCCTAATCAGCTCTGTGCTCGCCTTGGGTCCCTTACTGGGTCCCTAGCCACGCTGGATCTCAGTGAGGCCTCCGATCGAGTCTCCACTCTGCATGTACAGCATCTGTTTGGCCGGCATCATCGTTTAACACGATTGATAATGGCTGCGCGGACGCCGAAGGCGGAGGTACCTGGTTATGGAATCATCCCTCTAACCAAGTATGCGTCTATGGGTTCAGCGCTCACCTTCCCGTTAGAAGCGATGGTTTTCTTAACCATTGTCTTCTTCGGGATCGAGGAGTCGCTCAACACCCGGCTGACCCGCGATGAGATGTTGTCTTATCGCGGATCGGTGCGCGTCTACGGAGACGATATAATCGTCCCTGTAGATCACGTGGTATCGGTCATGAAGGCTCTAAGGCAATTTGGCTTTAGAGTCAACACCACTAAGTCTTTCTGGACTGGCAAGTTCAGAGAGTCTTGTGGGAAGGAGTATTATGACGGCTCTGACGTTAGTGTAGTTAGAGTCCGTTATCTATTTCCTTCTGACCGACGGCAAACTCGCGAGTTGGAATCGATCGTCTCTCTTCGGAACCAGCATTACTATGCTGGTAACTGGAGGGTCGTTCGATGGCTGGATCATTACATCGAGAGGCTAATCCCCTTTCCTGTAGTGGCCCCGACTGCTCGTGTGCTTGGCAGAAACTCCTTTCTGGGTTACGAAGTCCAGAAAGAGGACAAAGATTTGCAGACCCCTCTTGTCAAGGGCGCTTGCATTCTGAGTCCAATTCCGGCCTCTGTGCTGGATGGGGTGTATGCCCTGCACAAGACTCTCTCTACTGCAACCGGGTTGCCAAACCCGGATGAGAGACATCTCGAGCGTGCCGGACGTCCCCGCTCGTCTTACACCAAAGTGGGGATGTATAGGCCTTATTAGCCTATACAATGGTATCGTTCGTATATACGAACGATACCATTGTATAGGCTAATAAGGCCTATACATCCCCACTTTGGTGTAAGACGAGCGGGGACGTCCGGCACGCTCGAGATGTCTCTCATCCGGGTTTGGCAACCCGGTTGCAGTAGAGAGAGTCTTGTGCAGGGCATACACCCCATCCAGCACAGAGGCCGGAATTGGACTCAGAATGCAAGCGCCCTTGACAAGAGGGGTCTGCAAATCTTTGTCCTCTTTCTGGACTTCGTAACCCAGAAAGGAGTTTCTGCCAAGCACACGAGCAGTCGGGGCCACTACAGGAAAGGGGATTAGCCTCTCGATGTAATGATCCAGCCATCGAACGACCCTCCAGTTACCAGCATAGTAATGCTGGTTCCGAAGAGAGACGATCGATTCCAACTCGCGAGTTTGCCGTCGGTCAGAAGGAAATAGATAACGGACTCTAACTACACTAACGTCAGAGCCGTCATAATACTCCTTCCCACAAGACTCTCTGAACTTGCCAGTCCAGAAAGACTTAGTGGTGTTGACTCTAAAGCCAAATTGCCTTAGAGCCTTCATGACCGATACCACGTGATCTACAGGGACGATTATATCGTCTCCGTAGACGCGCACCGATCCGCGATAAGACAACATCTCATCGCGGGTCAGCCGGGTGTTGAGCGACTCCTCGATCCCGAAGAAGACAATGGTTAAGAAAACCATCGCTTCTAACGGGAAGGTGAGCGCTGAACCCATAGACGCATACTTGGTTAGAGGGATGATTCCATAACCAGGTACCTCCGCCTTCGGCGTCCGCGCAGCCATTATCAATCGTGTTAAACGATGATGCCGGCCAAACAGATGCTGTACATGCAGAGTGGAGACTCGATCGGAGGCCTCACTGAGATCCAGCGTGGCTAGGGACCCAGTAAGGGACCCAAGGCGAGCACAGAGCTGATTAGGCTCAGCGCTCTCCCATCCAATGAACGATCGCAGGATGTCATCCCTGTGAATCGCTCCAGAAAGTAGCTTATAGAGCCCTTGCTGCACAAACATTGTGCTACAAGGTTCCATAGCTATGATTCTGGGAGTCTTCAGCGTTTTAGGAACATGAACAACCTTAACAGGAAGTTCATCTCCGGGTTCGGGGAACTCGACATCGTCAAGATGGGAAACCCATCTTGAGTTTGGAGCGAGGCATGACACAAAGTCAAACTCTCGGTCCAAACGTTCCGGCCAACTGACAAATTTCCATTTATCGTTACCGATAATGGAATCAGCAGTCGAACCGGGACCATGCTGCGGTTCGAAATCTCCATTCAAAAAGGAACGGAGAACGTCGTGACCGACGTCGGACCACAGACGAGCCGCGAGACGACGGAATCTCTCCCACATAGGAGGACCTATCGCCTCAAGATCTCGTTCAAGCTCCCTCTCACACTCGAAATACTGTTTGAAAGCTCCTTTCACCCGCTCCTCAGAGCAGGCGATCTTAAGTTTGCCAAACGACAGAGTGATCTGACGCACGGCAGACACAGAGCCAACATCCGGTAGATCGAGCAACACACCGGTTTTACGGTCGAACACACGCTCCGTGAAACCTCCGAGAAATCGGGGGAGACACCCATCCCGCGAAAAACCTGCGAAATGGCTGGGAGCTACCGAACCCAATGCAAGGGCTTGTTCAAAGTCCTTGCAGAAGTTCGGAAGGGTTATCGTCAAAAACGATAAACCCTCATGTTCGACACGATCAGAGACTGTTTTGAAGTCTCTGTCGGTGCTAGTGGAACACCACTCCTCCAAATCCTGAAGGAGTACACGCAGGTACAGCATCAGGCTTTTCAAGCATTCCTCCAATAAGAGGTACTGCTTCCTTAGCCCAAGATGCCTGAATCCGTTACACCAACCTTACCAAAGACCTCAACTTTCACCACCTGCAATCTTGGTGAAAATCGCGTTAGTCGATGCCGTCAGCCAGGTCGTGAGACCGGAGGCGACACCGACTTGCTCTGCCACGGTGAAACCGACCTTCGGAACGTCA